CGCCTTCGCCTTAGCCGTGATAGCTAAAGCGAAAAAAACAAACGGGGAGCGACGGCGCTTTCGCGCGCCGCCGCCCCGCCGCTTGTCCGTGTCACGCCGCGATGTCGTCCGCGTCCGCGTCCGCGTCGACCGCCGCGTCCCTGTCGGCCAGCCACTTCGCGATGTAGACCGCGAACGTGTCCGCGTCGTCATCGGAAAGCTTGCCGACGGTTTCCATCAACCGGTCGACCTTGTCGACGGCCGGCGCAAGCCAGCGCTTGAGGCTCGACACGCTATCGATTTCCAGTTCCGCGAAGGAAGCGACCAGCGCCGCGACGGGATCATCCATCCCCGAAGCCGCGCGCGCCAGTTCCGCGACGCGCTTGTTCAGGGTCGTCTCGACCAGCGTCTCGGCGTTGCGCTTCGTGCGACCGGCCGCGATCATCGCCTCGCGCATCGCGACGCTTCCCTTGCTGCGCGGCTTGATGCCCATGGCGACCGCGGCGAGCGCGGCGAGAAGGTACTGCCGGAACTCCGCGTCATTGCGGAGACCGCGCACGGTCGCCGCCTCTTCCGACAGCACCGCGAGGCGCGATTGAAGATTGATCGCCTCGGCGAAAAGGGGGTTCTGGTTCACGTCGATGACGGACGCGACGGCCTTGGGGGACTTCGGCATGGGAGCCTCTTTCTCACTAGTGGGATCCGCGCGAGGCGCGGGCAGGGGACGTCCCCCGCCCCCTCTATATAGCAGGAACCGTGCCAAGTGCTAACCCATTGAAATTCCACGATTGTTGCATCGCACAAGATTCGGGATTGCCTAAAAATGCAGCGCACAATGCCCATGAAATAGGCAAATAGGGGTTAACCCATTGATATCGTTGAACAATTTCTGCTGCATAAATAGGCACCATTGAAACATATTGCGGTGCAGCAAAGTGCACGATTGTTGCACCGCAGCATTATTGTGCGGTGCAGCGTGACTGGTAATTTTATTGCGCGAAAAACCATTTTCACGCAATTATGTTGCGCGTTTAGGTAATAAAATTGCGTTGTATGCTAACCCATTGAAAACGCTCACATATAAAGGTATGCGCATATGTGCATCCCTGCAAGCGTGGCAGGTGTGACATTCTTGCAACACTGTGGCGGGGATGCGTGACATTTATGCAACACGGGCAGGGTGGCAGGAAAGACACACGTGTGGCAGGAAAGACACAATAACCACAAGGCGCGAATGGTCACGTTTTGTTCCACGTGTAACATGGAAAGCACATACAAAATGGATGCAATCTCAGGTTTATTTAGGACTAAATTGCCCCGATTCGGTTGCGAGGGATCCAGCGCAGGGCGCGTGAGGCCCCACCCCAAAGACAACCGCAGCTTGCAAATATATAATACCCCACCCACCCACACAGAGTAAAAAACAGGGCTTGACAATGCTGAAAATGAAAAAGGCCCCCTTGTCTTAAAACACAAAAGGGCCACCTACCAAAATATTTTCAAAAACAAGGCTTGCTAATACTCAATAGATCTTGACAAACCATCTCTTTGTATATCTTCTTATATGTATCTTTAAAGGATAATCTTCTAATAGTATATCTTTAAAAGATAAACTATAAGAGATATCTCTAAGAACTACTATAGAGACCCTATATAGATCTCCATCGTCCTATCTAGAGCGTTAGTGTACCATATCTTCTTGTCTTTGTAAAGGGCTTTTGTTAAAATTTTAAGAGAACCTAAGTATTGAAAGGGCTTTAAAAGTACATGAACGACACTACAGATGGTGGTAATAAGGACAATCAAGAAGAAAATAAGCAAGATGTAGTACCAATTGTCCCTAAAAGGGGTCGTGGAAGACCTAAGAAGATCAGAAAGACAGTGGAAGAACTGCTTTTGGAGGCTTCGGAAAGGCTTCAACGTCCAGTTGGTGGTGTGTCGGCTCCGTCAATAGCCTCTAAAACGCCAGAAAAGGCCCCTCAGAGCGTCGAAGAGGTTCCTGCTGATATCCAGCTAGCCTACGAGACCATTCAACGCTCCTTGAGGGTCATAGCAAGCAGGAGGGCAAACAGGGATTTTCTGACCTACATCCGGATGATGGCTCCAAAAGTGGTTGACGGGTTCAAGATGGGGCGTCACATTGAGGTCATTGCCCAGAAGTTGCAGATGGTGGTAGATGGAAAGATCAAGAGGTTGATGGTCTTCCTTCCACCACGCTCAAGCAAGTCGGTAATCTGCTCAAAGTTGTTCCCTTCGTGGTACATAGGCAGGAATCCGAAGCACGAAATCATGACAATCAGCCACTCGGACCAGTTGGCAAGTGATTTTGGCCGGTCTGTCCGTGATATTGTCGATATGCCAGAGTTTACGACTGTCTTCAATGGTGTCCAGCTAAGGCAGGACGTACGAGCATCCGGCAAGTGGATGACAAACAAGAATGGATCCTACTACGCTGCTGGTGTCCGAAGCCAGATCGCGGGTAGAGGCGCACATATCGCCATATTGGACGATGCCATGTCAGAAGAAGATGCCATTTCTTCGGCTGGTCGTAAGTACATCAAGGAATGGTGGCCTAGTGGCTTGCGTACTCGTCTGATGCCCAATGGGTCAATCATCATCATCAACACCAGATACCACCACGATGACCTCTGTGGGTGGCTTCTACGGCAGGAAGAAAAGATGGATATACCATTTTCCAAAAGGTGGGATGTCATCCGTATTCCAGCGTGGCTGGACAGGCACTCGGCCAAATTGCTGGATCTTCCGGAGGGTTCAAGCTACTTTCCAGAGTGGAAGCCGGATGAAGTACTGGCATTGGACGAGCAGGAGATCCGTGCAACCAACGGTAGTAGGTACTGGGAAAGCCTTTACATGCAGAACCCGATGCCGGACGAAGGCGGCATCATCAAGAAGAACTGGGTTACTTGGTGGGAGGGTCATGAACCACCACGATGTGACTTCATCATCCAGACCTACGACACTGCATTTTCTACAAGGACGACGGCAGACTACAGCGTTATCCAGACATGGGGCATCTTCAACAACATTGACACAAATGAATTGAATGGTGTAGAGACGGTAACGTCAAACTTGATCCTATTGGGCAACATGAAGGGTAGATACGAGTATCCTGAACTTCGTAGGATTGCGTCTCAAGAGTACAGGAAGCATAGACCCGATATCTGCATTGTCGAAAAGAAGGCCAGTGGTCAATCTCTGATTCAAGACATGAGAAAGTCTGGACTGCCAGTACTGGAATACACACCAGACAAAGACAAGGTATCTCGTGTCTACTCCGCATCGCCAATGTTTGAGTCAAGGCGTGTGTGGCTGCCAAAAGATCGTAGTTGGTCAAATGACTTGTTTGATGAATTGATTGGATTTCCATACGCACAGCACGATGACCAAGTTGATGCATGCATAATGGCAGTGCACTACGTAAAGGAAAGCTGGCGTCTTCTTCATCCAGAAGACAAGAAGTGGCTTGATGATGAGGATCGTCGAAAGACCAAGCGAGTTGCGTACTGGCGTGTTTGATGCTATTCTCATTTAAAACAAAATCTTTCCTAAAGCACTTAAGTGCAACATAACTGTTTATAGAAAGAAAGAAAGAACACATGGCTGTAGAGCGTAATCCTTTTGATAAGATGGAAGATACTGCCGAACCAAAGATTGAAATCGAGCAGACTGATTTCAGCGGTTCAGAGACTTCCATTGAGGTTGATCCAATCAGCGGAGAAGTTACCGTCGAATTTGAATCCTCTGAAATGGAGGATGAAGACCCAAATGGAATGGAAGACGAAGAGGATTTCTACAGGAACCTAGCTGATGATCTGGATGATCAGCTACTTAATGAAATCTCAAGCATGGTATTTGACCACTTTGAAGCTGACAAGCAGTCAAGAGCTGAGTGGGAAAGCATGTTTGAGAGAGGTTTTGATCTTCTCGGTCTGAAGCTTGAGGAGACATCAGAGCCATTTGAAGGTGCTTGCACGGCAGTACATCCTGTCCTAATTGAGTCAGCAGTCAAGTTCCAGTCAAAGGCTACTCAGGAACTCTTTCCTCCTGCTGGTCCAATTAAGACGCAGATTTTGGGTGAGTTTAGCGTTGAGCGTGAAAACCAAGCCAAGCGCATCAAGGAGTTCATGAACTACCAGATCACTGAACTCATGCCAGAATACTTTGATGAGTTTGAGCGGATGCTATTCCATCTGCCACTTATTGGGTCTGCATTCAAGAAGATCTACTTTGACGAGAACCTTAACAGGCCAGTTTCAGAGTTTGTCCCTATTGACCAGTTCTACGTGTCCTACAATGCAACTGATCTTCGTAGGGCAGATCGCTACACTCATGTAATCTACTACAGTCCAGTAGAGATGATCAGAGCAGTTTCATCCGGTAGGTTTCGTGATGTAAACCTGACTGATGCTCCAATGCCAAAGCAGACAACCATTGGTCAGAAGATTGATTCGATCATGGGCATGTCTCCATCCCTTAGCATGGATCCCCAGTACACGGTACTAGAGCATCACTGCTATCTGGAGCTACCAAAGAAGTTTATTCCAAAGAATCATAACGAAATGGTTCCACTTCCGTATATCATTACGGTAGAGGATGAAAGCAGGAAGGTCTTGTCTATCCGCAGGAACTATGACAAAGATGACAAGCGCAAGGAAAAGAAGATCTACTTTACGCACTACAAGTTTGTACCGGGTTTCGGATTCTATGGATTAGGTCTTATCCATTTCCTTGGAAACATGACGCTGACGGCTACTGCTGCAATGCGTAGTCTTGTAGATGCTGGTCAGTTTGCAAACCTAGCTGGCGGTTTCAAGGCAAAAGGTGTCCGTATTGTAGGAGACAACAATCCTATTGCACCCGGTGAATGGAAGGAAGTCGAGGCAGTCGGTAATGATCTGACAAAGATGATCATTCCACTACCGTACAAGGAGCCTTCACAGACACTATTCCAGATGCTCCAGTTTATCAGTGCGGCAGCCCAGAAGTTTGCCGACACGACCGAACAGGTAATCTCGGAAGCTGGTAACTACGGTCCTGTTGGTACTACGATGGCTCTACTGGAGGCTTCAAGCAAGTTCTTCAGCGCAATCCACAAGCGTCTGCACAAGGCACAAAAGGAAGAGTTCAAGCTTCTAGCTCGCATCAACTACGAGTATCTTCCGGAAGAGAGTGGCTTGGATGTTCCAGACGGAACACTTGTTATTTTCCGTTCTGACTTTGATGGCAAGATTGACGTAGTTCCAGTATCTGATCCAAACATTCCATCAAATGCACACAGGATGATGATGGCTCAGATGGCAATGAACCTCGCACAGTCATCTCCACCCGGCATGTTTGATATGGAGGTTCTTAACAGGACAATCCTACAGGCAGCAAACATTCCAAATCTGGACAAGATCATGCCACGTAAGGTGGAGCCGGTTCCTCTTGATCCGGTCTCGGATATTGCTGCTGCCGTCAAGGGTCTCCCAATCAGGGCATTTGTTGGTCAGAACCACGACGCACACGTTCAAGCAAAGATGATGTACTTGCAGGACCCAATGAATGGAGCAAGTCCAATCATGCAGCGTGTAGCTCCAATCCTACAGGCCAACATCCAAGAACACATGGTCATGAAGTACCAAGAGCAAGTCAATGGCGTTGCTCGACAGATGATGCAAGCTGCACAGCAGACTGGGCAGATCAACGCAAATGATCCTCAAGTCATCGAAATGGTAATGGCTCAAGCTGCCCAGCAAGTCATGCAAGCTAATGCTGCAATGGCTCAGATGCAGCAGACAAACACTCCAGAAGCCCAAATGGTCCAGCTAGAAGCACAGCGTCTCCAGATTGAGCAGGGCAAGGTACAGGTCCAGCTAGCAAAGGAAAGCGTTGATGCTGCAATGCGTAACAGGGAACTTGATCTCAAGGAAACTGCAATGCGGATTGACATGATGAAGGAAGGCATCAAGACAAGTACTGCAATCAATGAAAAGGAAAAAGATCGCAGCAACAAGAAGGCTATTGTTGCCCTTCAAGCAATCATGGATCTAGCCAAGACACAGCAGGGGATTGAAAAGGACAAGGCACTAAAGGCTGCCGATATCCTTTCCCAGATCCTTCAGCAGGATAAGTCACAAGCAAAGATGCAGTGATAAAGACATAAAGATATGGTTATATGGGATGAAATGCTTGTTGGATTGAACAAGCAAATAGGTGAGCTTACAAAATTCCTTGTCTCTGGTCAAGCTTCAGATTATTCTTCCTATCGTGAAGTTGTCGGTAAAATCGAAGGTATCGAAATAGCAAAACAAACTCTTCATCACATAGTAAAGTCTCGACTTTATGACCAAGACGATGAAGATGAAACCGACAATCAAGTCAATAAGCGTCGCTAGACGCGACAGAAAGAAAGGAAGATAATCCAAGACATGTTTAATGTTCAAATGGACAAGGCTATTGACAATGGTGAGTGGATTACGGATGAAGGTGTAAAGCTTGACAAGAAGGATCTGCCAACGCTGCCAGCGTATCACGTTCTTATTCGTCCAGTTTCAATCCGAGCCAAGACAAAGGGTGGAGTATACCTACCAGACAAGGTAAAGGATGATGTTGCTTATCTAACCACGATTGGCAAGGTTCTGAAGATTGGCGAAATTGCGTACAAGGATACTACAAAGTTCCCGAATGGCCCTTGGTGTTCTGAGGGTGACTACGTGTGTTACGGAAAGCATATCGGCCAGAAGTTTGTATTCAAGGGTGTAAAGCTTCTTTTAGTCTACGATGATCAGATCATCATGAAACTTGACAATCCAAAGGATCTAGATACGACGTACAATCTCTCCAACTAATAGTTTGAATAACTGGTTTTGCATAGCAACATCTAGTATGTTACTATGTAACCCATCTCAACGTAATCGTTAGTTTCGTAACTAGCGCGTGTTTGAAAGGAAACAAAATGGCTAATGACAAGGTTGACAATGGTTGGTCAACTATTGATCTGTCTGCGGATGGTGCGGGCAAGAAGGTAGAGTTTGAAATCGAAGGTCAGGAAGACAAGTCTAATGAGCAAAAGAAAGCCCAGACTGCTCCTGAAACGAACATTGAAGTTACACGAACTGAGGAATCTTCGGATACAAGGTCCAATAATGACACAGCAGAAGTTGGAAATCAATCAGAAGCCCAGCCTAATCCAGAATCTAAGGAACTGGAAGGCATCGAAACTCGCGGCGCTCAGAAGCGTATTCGCCAGCTTATCAAGCAGCGTAAGGAACGCGAAGAAGAGATTTCTAAGCTTCGTGACGAGGTCGAAAAGCTAAGGACTTCCGTACAGGTTCGTGAAAAGGAGCTTTCAACCAGTATCAAGAGTACGATTGAAAGCACCGAAAGCCAACTAAAGACACGAATTGATTCTGCCAAGGATCTATTCAAGCGGGCAGCAGAGAGTTCTGACACGGACGGCATGCTTAAGGCTCAAGAGGAAATGAGCCGAGCTTATGCCGAGATGACTCAGGTTCGTCAGCGTCGTCAGGATCTGGAAGAGTACACAAACCGTCTTGAGGCGCAGCAGACAAAGGAAACTCCTGCTCAGAATCAACAGAAGCAGGGACAGTACGATCCAAAGGCTATTCAGTGGGCATCTAAGAATGAGTGGTTTGGCAAGGACCAGATCATGACCAATGCGGCTCTTCTCATTGATGCCCAGTTAAAGGAAGAGGGATTTGATCCTTCTGATGATGAGTACTACGATGAGGTCGATTCAAGGCTTTCTCGTCAGTTTCCGCAGAAGTTCAAGGATCTAAAGGTAAATTCCCAAGATGAGTCTGAAGATGATTCTGGGAATGCTACAAACGCTACGAAGGCGGCGTCACGTCCTTCTCAGGTGGTTTCGGGTGCGTCACGCACATCCAAAGCCTCTACAACTTCTCGTGGCAACAAGGTCAAGCTCACACAAGAGGATGTCCGACTTGCACAGAAGTGGGGTATTCCACTTGAAAGATATGCAGCGGAAAAGCTTAAGGCTGAACAGGCTAATGGCGACTACACTCCAATCTGATATACACAAAACTAAGCGTGGAAGGAAATAAACAATGACACGGGAACTAAATTCACGAACTGCCAACACTCGCGAGAACGAAAAGCGTAAGCTTGTATTCGAGGAGCCAAACTGGCTGGACATTCCGGAAACTGTCCGCCAGCGATTTTCAAATAGCGGAAATGCTCTTCGATGGATTAGGATTTCAATCAAGAACGAAGAAGATTACCAGAATATTGGTAAGCGTCTAGCGGAAGGTTGGGAACTAGTTCAAGCTGACGAGGTTCCAGAGATGATGGCATCCTCTGCCGTGAGAGAGGGAGGGCGTTATTCGGGTGCTGTCTGCCGTGGAGATCTAGCACTGGCAAAGATGCCAGCCGAGCTAGCTGAATCTCGCCAACGCTTCTATGAGAATAGGAGCAGGGAAATGGTACAGGCTGTCAATTCTCAGCTACTGAGTAACTCAGACAGTCGCATGCCAATTTCTGTAAACAGCAAGACAAATGTCAGTAGGGGGAAGTCTCCTTCGTTTCAGGACTAAGTAGATTTGAACCTCTTCACACTAATCTTGCACTTGTCAATGTCTATCAAATAAGAAGGGAAAGTGTAATATGACTACTTCAAAGACACTATCCGGTCTTACTCCTTCACGCATTGCTGGTGCCGCCTATAACACACAAGGTACTAACGAGTATCCAGTTTCCACTGGCTATTCTTCAAATATCTTCATGGGCGACATTGTAAAGGTTGTGAGCGGGTATGTACAGGTAATCACCTCGACGGAAGATTTTGCTCGCGGTGTTTTCATGGGCTGCCGTTATGTTCAGAATGGCGAGCCAAAGTGGAGCCGTTACTGGCCCGCTAATACTTCAGCTTCAGAGATTTACGCACAGGTAGTTGATGAAGCTGCTGCAACGTATCTCATTCAGGCTGATGCATCGCTATCAATTGGCGATATCAACAGCCAGAACTTTGCTGTAACACTAGGTGCTGGTTCAACTGTAACCGGCAAGTCTGGTTTCGGCATCAGGGCAGCAGGGCGTACGACTGGTCCTGCAATGGTTCGTCCGGTTGCTGTATTTGATGTCCCCGGCAATGATATTCTTGTTCCAGCGGAACAGGCTTTTCCAATTGTCGAGGTTCGTATCATGCAGAATGCTGATCGCTACATTAGCGTTGTCGCTAGCGTTGGCGCAGTACTAACCTCAACGATCTAATTGAAGGAAGGAGTAAATAACAATGGCTATTAATCGCGCTAGTATTGCCAAAGAGCTTCTTCCGGGCCTTAATGCAGTCTTCGGTATGGAGTACAAGGAAGTTGACAACGAGCATGCAGTCCTCTACGCAGTGGAGAACTCCGAGCGTGCCTTTGAAGAGGAGGTTCTCTTCACGGGCTTCGGTGCTGCTCCAGTCAAGGCCGAAGGTGCTGCTGTCCAGTACGACAATGCACAGGAAAGCTATGTCGCTCGTTACACCAACGAGACCGTAGCTCTCGCATTTGCCGTAACGGAAGAGTCAATGGAAGACAACCTATACGATACGTTTGCCAAGCTTCGTGCACGTGGTCTCGCCCGTGCAATGGCAAACACCAAGCAAGTAAAGGCTGCTGACGTTTTCAACAACGGCTTCAGCACTTCTTATCTTGGTGGCGACGGTGCCGCATTATTCTCGGCATCTCACCCTGTCGTAGCTGGCGGTAACCAGTCCAATACACTCGGTGCAACTGATCTGTCCGAGTCAGCTATGCAGACTGCTCTTATCACCATCGCAAAGGCCAAGGATGATCGTAATATCCTTATTGGTCTTCAGGCACAGTCTCTCCACATTCCACCGGATCTTATCTACACGGCTGACAAGATCCTTAACAGCACTCTCAGCACGACAACCGTTACGAACAGCACGACTGGCGTAACGAATGTCAACGACGTTAACTCACTACGTCGTATGAGTGCACTGCCAAAGGGCTATTTTGTAAACCATCGGTTTACCGATACGAATGCTTGGTTTATTCGTACCGATTGCCCCAATGGTGCAAAGATGTTTGTCCGTTCTCCTCTGGCAACCAAGATGGAGCCAGACTTTGACACGGGCAACCTACGCTTCAAGGCTCGCGAGCGTTATTCGTTCGGGTGGTCTGATTGGCGTGGTTTCTATGGTGCCTCCGGTTCTTCGTAATACTTGAAGAGCTAGAGTAAGTCTGGAAGGGCAGATAGAGAGAGATCTTTATCTGCCCTTCTTTTTGATCTTGTGGTCCTTTTCTTAAGGTGGCTACAAGTGGTATAATGTACAGATACCCCAAAGACTACTTTTGAAAAGGAATTTAACCTATGTCAACAAACATCAGACAAGGACATGTAACTGGTAGTGGTGCTGTTCTAGATGTTACAACCAGCGTATCACTTGAGAATACAATCATTAGAGGTATTTTTGCTACTGGGATCGGTTCGTTTCTAATTACTGGTGTTTCTACGGATCCTTATGGAAACAAGACTGGAAATACAATTAAGTTCAATCTAACTACAGCAGTAGATGCATGTGATATCATGCTTCCAGAATACGGTATTAGAATGGATGGAGTTGTCAAGGTTTCGGCTCCAAGTTCAGCAGCAACAGTAGCAGTATTCTACGGCTAATCATATGCCGACGTATACATACCTAGTCAATGACATCATTGCTGCCACTGAGAATACTGGCACTGAGTTCATTGACTACATTCCATATATGGTCAATAAGGCTGAAGAGCGCCTTGTAAAGGATCTGGATGACTACGGTCTAGTTTCGTATACGTCTGTAGCTGTAAGCGCAAACAACAATATTGTCACGTTACCCTCTGGATCTCGTGTAGTCAAGAACTTCAATATCAAGAGCAATGGAACGAAGATCAATCTCTTGATGCGTACTGACGAGTTCATCAATGATTACTGGCCTGTGTCAGCTTCCGTTGGAGAACCAAAGTACTATGCTCCTCGTAATAATTCTACTGTTCTTGTGGCTCCTACTCCGGCGTCTACGTGCAATGGACAAGTAGTCTACATTTCTCGTCCAGTAACTCTCTCATCTGTATCGGATACAAACTACTTTAGTGACTATTGCTATGACTTGCTATTCTACGCAAGCATGGTAGAGGCTCTTATGTACCAGAAAGACTATCCTGCAATGCAAGTATTTGAAGCCAAGTACAAGCAGCTTCTTGAACTTCAGCGCAATCAAGCTCGCAGGACTCGTCGTGATGACATGCAAACTCCATCCAGTCCTGCTGGTGGCGATAATACACTTGTACCAAATTCCAACTAAAAGGAGATAAGAAAATGGCTGGCCTAAAAAAGACTCTAAATTTGCTGCTCAGCAGACGAACTGGTGGAGAAGAAAAGGTTGCTCCAGCTCTTCGTGAGACAAAGGAATACGCAATGGGCAAGGCAAAGGGTGCTGCTGGTGGAGCAGCCGCTACTGCTGCTGGATACGAAGGTGCCAAGCTTGTTCGCGAAAAGATGGCTTCAGATGACGAGGCTCGTCGTCAAGCAACAAAGGATGATACCCTTTATGACGTTAAGTTGACTTCCGATGAGATGGATGCGCTTAATGAGTACACAAGCAAGAAGTCCTCAAAGGGTTCTGTAACCAAGAAGGCTATGGGCGGCAAGGTTGGTCGCGGATGTGGCGCAGCCATGCGTGGCGGCGGCGCAGTAATGAAGAAAGGAAAGATGTACTAAGATGGCAAAGGGTAAGAAGCCAGCTTCTGGCGTTGACTACGAAAAGATGGATCCTTACGCTGGTGATGTAACCAGTGGCCCCGGTGGAAGCACCATGAAGGAAGACATCCCACCTCCAGCACCTCCTGCACCTCCAGTTCGCAAGCCTTCTACTCCAACAGTCCGAAAGGCTATGGGTGGTAAGGTTGGCCGTGGTTGTGGTGTAGCAATGCGCGGTGGTGGCTGCGTAATGATGGGATCAAAGAAAAAGTAATAGCACATGCCACTTAAGAAGGGTAGCTCATCAAAAGTAGTAAGCAGCAACATCCGGATGCTTATGAAGGAAAGTAGACCACAAAAGCAAGCAGTAGCTATTGCACTTAGAAATGCAAATGCTAAGAAGCTTTCTGCTGGTGGTTTACCATCTCTAGTTACAAATAAGGCGGCATTGCGAGAAGCAATCAACACACGCGACAACGAAAATATGTCAATGGAAGATAGGATGGCTGCCCAGAAGATCATGCGTAATATTGGTAAAAGTGGAGTACGAAAAGAGAAGAGGGCCATGTCCCAGAGTGGCGATCTTGTAGTGATGAAGATGGGTGGTTACGTCTCTCGCGTAAATGAAGCAGGAAACTACACAAAGCCTACAATGAGAAAGCAGCTATTCAACAGAATTAAAGCTGGTACAAAAGGCGGCGATGCGGGAGAATGGTCAGCTAGAAAGGCACAGCTTCTAGCTACTGAGTACAAGAAGCGTGGTGGTGGATACAGGTAATGGCTAAACTCATGAGTTCGCAAGCAAGCTTGAAGGCTTGGACAAAGCAGAAGTGGCGAACAAAGTCTGGGAAACCTTCAAAGGAAACAGGTGAGCGATACCTTCCAGAAGCTGCAATCAAGTCCCTTACTCCACAAGAGTACGCAGCTACTACAAAGGCAAAGCGGAAAGGAACAAAGGCTGGAAAGCAGTTTGTAAAACAACCAAAGACTATTGCAGAAAAAGTAAAGGGTTTCAGGAAGATCTAAAATGGCACTTACAGATTCAGAAAAGAACAAACTTCAGAAGCTTGGACTAAGTGGTCTTAACAAGCCAAAGAATACTCCATCACATCCTACAAAGAAGGGTGTGGTAGCAGTACGTTCCCCATCTGGTGGTGTAAAGGTAATTCGATTTGGTGACCAGAAAATGGGTCACAACTATTCTCCAGAAGCTAGAAAGGCATTCAAGACAAGGCATGCGAGCAATATCGCAAAGGGTTCACAGAGTGCAGCCTATTGGGCAGACAAGGTTTACTGGGCAGGACCAACGGGATCAAAGAAGATGCCTCCAAAGTCCCAGAAGTATGTTAGAGGCATCAAGAGGTAATAACCAAGATGGCAATCTCAAGATCAAGTATAAAGGAACAAATCATGAAGGCTCCAATGAAGAAGAAGACACCAATGATGGCAAAGGGCGGCAAGATGCCAAAGCTTGGCTCGGGCGAGCGTTTTGCAAAGCTTACGAAGAACATCGCTGCTCGTGGCAATGTATCAAATCCAGCAGCAGTAGCAGCCTCTATTGGTCGCAAGAAGTATGGCGCAGAAAAGATGGCAAAGATGGCTGCTGCCGGTCGCAAGAAGGGTTGATAGACATACTAGTGTAGAGAAAGGTTTAGACCTCTATGTCAACTAGCGGTACATATAACTTCAGCATGGATATCGATGAGGTAATCCAAGAAGCTATGGAAATGATTGGAGGGGAGCAGACATTGGGACATGATCCCAAGTCTGCTCGTCGTTCAATCAATCTACTGCTACAGGATTGGCAGAACAGAGGAATTCTTCTGTGGACCACGAATACTACGGTAGTAGATGTTTCGGCTAGCGTAACAGCTTATGCCCTTTCATCTGCTACTGTAGACACAATGGAAGTAGTGGTAAACCTAAGTTCTACGGACATCCAGCTTCAGCGTATTTCTATGGAAGAGTATCTTCAGATTCCGAGAAAGAGCCAGACTGGAAGACCAACACAGTACGCTATCCGCAGAGGTAGGGCAAATCCAGAACTTTACCTATGGCCCATTCCAGATACAGAGGACTACTCACTTAAGATTGAGAAAGTCCGGTATATACAGGATGTAAACAAGTCTGCTGGTCAGATTGCGGATGTATCCCGTAGGTTTCTACCGTGTCTTACTGCTGGTCTATCCTACTTCATGTCAATGAAGAGGGCTGGTATTGGTGGAGATAGGGTCCAGTTTATCAAGCAGGAGTACGAGGAGCGTCTAGCTAGGGCTATGGACGAGGATAGGGAGCGTTCAAGCATCAGAATTGTACCAAAGCTGAACTTGGTGTAAAATGGCATCTACCAAACGAGCTTTGGGGATTTGCGATACTTGTGGGTTCCAGTACCCATATCGCCAGCTAAAGCGCAATAGTTATGGGTTGATGGTATGTCCGGAGGACTATGAGGGTAGATACGACCTAAAGAACCATCCACAGAACAAGTCTCCAAACGTACGAGATGACGAGTACATCCGTAATCCAAGACCACCACTGAACAACGACAGAAACATTGTCTGGAACAACGCAAACGTAAATTGGGAAAACGAAACCCAATACTGGAATACGGTTTAAGGAGCGGATATGGCAACTCTTACTGGCAAGACCATTGCAGATACATACAAGGATCTGCTTCAGGTAAGCAACGCAAATAGCGGAATTGATGGCACTCTCCGTACTGTTCAAGATGGAGAGGGAACCAATTCTGCATTGCAACTAAGCAACAGTACTGTAAACATCAATGGGATTTTCCAACTAAATGGAAGCACTCTCACTGCAACAGCTTCGGCATTGAATGCTGTAACTGATCTGAGTGGAATAACTGGTCTTGTAGCAATGTCTGGTGGATCTCCTAATGGTAGATCCATCGCTGTTGGAACTGGACTTTCTGTTACCAATGCAAATGGTACTGCTGGAAATCCTACAATTCAGCTAGACTCTACTCCGGTTGTTTCTGGAAGTTATGGTCCGGTAGTAAAATTTGATGTAAATCAAAAGGGACAGATTGTAAGTGCCTCTACTCCTGTTTCTGTCTCGATTGCGACGGTACGGACATCAGAGCTTGTAGCTTCAATCCTACATGTTACTTCAGATGTCAGCGTAAATGGCAATGTTGTTGTAAGTGGAGGTCTTGAAGTTATCTCTGATGTAAGTGCAAATGTAGTTTATGCTACAAGCATTAACTCAGATGTAATTGATGCAAATGTAATTAACGTAAGCGTTCTTAACTACAGCCTAGTCAGTACAACTTCTTTTACTGTAAACAATCTAACTGTAGTTTCAAAAGTATCTGGAAACAACGCAACGTTCTCAGGAATTGTCAGTGCATCATCTTTTTATGGTGATGGTTCTAATCTAACAAATCTTCCTACTGCACCTGTTTCCGTTTCTGTATATACGGTAAATATACTAACAGTAGTTAGTGCTGCTACTGTAAATGGTATTGTAAGTGCTGTCAATTTTGTTGGGGATGGCGCTAATCTTACAAATGTAAGTGCAATTTTTGCTGCTAGTGCAACTAATGCAACTAACGCAGTATCAGCAGTATTTGCCACGTCTGCTACTAACGCAACTAATGCTGTAAGTGCTACATTTGCTACTTCAGCAACAAATGCTACAAATGCTGTAAACGCTACTTCTGCCGTATTTGCTAGTAGTGCGACAAATGCTACTAATGCTGTAAATGCTACAAGTGCTACGTTTGCTGCTTCAGCAACAAATGCTACAAATGCAGTTTCGGCTGCATTTGCTACTTCTGCCACAAATGCTACAAATGCAGTAAGTGCTACGTTTGCCGCTTCAGCTGCAAATGCTACAAATGCTATAAATGCTACTTCTGCCGTATTTGCTAGTAGTGCGACAAATGCCACTAATGCAGTCAATGCGACAAATGTAACTGGTAGTGGTATCGTAAGTGCAGCAAGTGCCGTGTTTACTGGTATTGTAAGTGCCAATGAAATTGATGCATCTATTGCAAACTTTAATGGTGCTGTTTCAGTAGGTAGTTCTCTTAACGTAGTTGGCACTATAAGCGGAACAAATGCGGTATTTACTGGATCTGTCAGTGTATCTAGCGCTATTGCTGTAGGTGCAGGAACTGTTGGAGCGCCCTCTCTCACGACGACCGGCGACCCTAACACCGGCATCTACTTCCCCGCCGCTAACACCCTCGCTGCCTCCACCGCAGGCTCCGAGCGCATGCGGATCGACAGCGCAGGCAACGTCGGCATCGGCACGACATCGCCAGCATATAAACTTGACGTAAACGGCGCTATCAGAATGCCAAATGCTACTGTTATTTTCATGAACGATAGCTCTGGAGTAGCCAAACAAACGCTTCAGCTTTTTTCTGATGACAACACATATATGAGCACTCCGGGTGCGTTAATTTTACGCACCAACGGCACTACCGAGCGCATGCGGATCACCAGCACCGGCAACGTCGGCATCGGGACCGCAGGACCAACCAGAACACTTGATGTAGTAGGAACAGCATCATTTACTGGAGTTGTAAGTGTAAGTTCTGTAGCTTTTGGTACTTCAAATCTTGGAAAGAAAATTGCTGTATCTGGAGCCGCAATTGCTACTATTGTAAGCTTAACAGATGGAACTTCAATTTCTGTAGACTTCAATACATCTCAGAATTTTGCCGTAATGCTTACTGGAAATAGAACACTTGAAAGTCCTTCAAATTGTGTAGCTGGACAAACTGGTTCTATTTTCATCATGCAAAACGTATCTGGTGGAAAGACACTTTCGTTTGGAAGCAACTGGAAGTTTGCTGCTGGTACGGCTCCAACACTGACCACTACAGCTTCTGCTGTAGATAGACTAGACTACATTGTCTTCTCGTCTACCGCAATTCACACTGTAGCTACACTTGATGTTCGATAAACCCCATAAAGGAATAGACAAAGATGGCTAGTACATATACAACTAGACTGCGGTTTGAGAAGCAGGGGGATGGGGGAAACCCTAACTCTTGGGGAGACGTCCTTAATCAGAACGTAATCGATCTGATTGACGAAGCTGTTGCTGGCTATGTTATTGTATCTGTAAGTAGTTCTCCAATCTCTCTATCCGAGAATAACGGTGCTGTAGATCAGTCTAGAAATGCTTCTCTAGAGTTTGCTGGTACACTAACGGCGGATGTGACCATCACAATTCCATCACACGAAAAGACCTACTTCCTTCGTAATGTAGCTACTGGTTCTTTTGCAGTAAAGATGAAGACGGCAAGTGGATCAGTGTATTCAGTACCTTCGTCTCAAAATGTATTTGTGGCTTGCAATGGAACTGATATTTATCAAGTTGATTTCCCCACTTCTGTCAGTTCGTTTACTGCAAATCAACTAACTGTAGTAAGTGCGGTAAGTGGTACAAATGCTACGTTTGCAAATGGGTCATTTACTACAAATGTTGTGACTCCAAGAGTATCCGCAGCAACTTCACTTGCAATTGCTACAAGTGGAGTAGACAGGATCAATATAGATGCCAATGGCAATGTAGGTTTTGGAACTAGCATTCCAGTAAAGCAATTGGAGATTACCAAGTCAGCTAGAGCGCACGTAGTAAGTCTTACTGACGTATCTACTAGCATTGCAATTGATTTTAATACTGCACAGAACTTTGCCATCCAGCTTGTAGGTAATCGTACATTTGAGAACCCATCAAACTGTGCGGCAGGGCAGACTGGATCAATCTTTATCCAGCAGAACGTCTCCGGAGGAAAGACACTTTCTTTTGGAAGCAACTGGAAGTTTCCTAATGGTGAAGCTCCTACTTTAACAACTACCGCATCTGCGGTTGATAGACTAGACTACATTGTCTACACCTCAACAGCTATTCACACTGTAATGACACTTGATGTACGGTAAGAGGAACTAAGTACAATGCCTTTCCAGAACAACGTACTAGCTGGAGCTTCTGCTCAAGGTGGATACCAGATCGCCAACTCGCTGCGCTTCCGCGCGAGCAATAGCGCCTACCTGTCGCGCAGCTTTGGCAGCCCGACATCCAACATTAAGTGGACTTGGTCTGGCTGGATCAAGCGAGGCACGCTGGGATCGCAGCAGATATTTTGCGCTGGAGATGGTTCTAGTAACAATTTCTTCGCTGTCGCGTACACCGCCAGCGACACAATCCAGATCTCGCAGATAGCTAGTGGCGCGTACAACGTACAGATGGCGACGACTGCCGTCTTTCGTGACCCAAGCGCGTGGTATCACCTCGTCGTGATCTACGACAGCGCCAACGCCACCAGCACAGACCGCATCCAGATCTACGTCAACAATTCGCGACAGACTGTCAGCTATTCAACGGGTCCGTTTGGCGCGTCCACCGCATGTCAATGGAATGTGTCGGGCCGCACTCACTACCTGAGAAGGCTGGACTATGTTGCGCTCTATGGAGACATGTACGCAGCCAACGAGACCTTCATCGACGGCCAAGCCCTGACGCCCTCCAGCTTTGGCCAGACCGATGCCACCACAGGCGTGTGGGTGCCGAAGGCGTACAGCGGCACCTATGGCACCAACGGCTTCTTCTTGGAGTTCAAGGACGCCACCAGCACCACGACCATCGGCTACGACACCTCTGGCAACAGCAACAACTTCACGACGAGCGGCATCTCGGTGACCTCGGGCGTCACGTTCGACCAGAGCCTCGACACGCCGACGACGAACTTCTCCACCATGAACCCGATTGCATCCCACACCTCTGTTGGGACATTCGCGGCGGCAAACATGCAATGGTCGTATGGAGGCGCGTCGTACTATGCAATCGTCGTTGGAAGCGCAGCCATAAATTTCAAGGCCTATTGGGAGGTCACGGTAACTTCCGTTGGTGGTGCCGCATATATCGGGATCATACTTGCTTCCCAGCAAATCAAAGGCACCGAAGGAACCAACAATACCCTAACAAGCGCGGGATGCTGGAGCTACGACAACACCGGGAAGAAGAACAACAACAACGCTCCGGGTTCAGGCACGGCTTACGGATCAACGTACACGACAGGTGACGTTATAGGTGTGACATACGATCCGTCCACCACGACCCTGACGTTCTACAAAAACAACGTCTCCCAAGGGTCTGCATATACGAATGTCACATCTGGTGATGTGTATGCATTTGTCACCGGCATCTCTGGTGTAGACTTTGCCGTGAACTTCGGCCAGCGTCCATTTGCCTACACCCCGCCCACCGGCTTCAAGGCCCTGAACACCGCGAACCTCTCGGTTCCCGTGATCAAGAAGCCAAGCACGCTAATGGACATCGCGTCGTACACCGGCAATGGCTCGACGCAGTCGATCTCCAGTTTGACATTCCAACCTGACCTTGTGTGGATCAAGAGCCGCAGCGCAGCCACGACCACAAACATCTTTGATAGCCAGCGTGGAGTACAGAAGGGTATTCAGTCTACTGGGCCAAATGCAGAATATACTGATGCAAATACTCTTACTGCATTTAATAGCACGGGATTTTCACTTGGTAGCGATGCGTCAAGCCGTGGTGTAAATATCAACACTAATACCTATGCAGCGTGGAATTGGAAAGAAAGCAACAGTGCTGGGCTTGATATTGTCCTTTACACGGGAAATGGCGGTGGTGCAAGAAACATTGCTCATGGACTTGGCGTTGCTCCTAAGTGGATGTTTGTCCGTGGTAGAGATGCTCGCGTATGGGCAGGATGGCATACTAATTTAACAAGTGCGGCGTACTACATGGATCTTGGAACGGCTGCTGCGGAAGCTGTGGACACGACGATGTTTGACAGTACCGCTCCTGACGCTTCTAACTTCCGTGTAGGTTCCTATAACAACGTCAATGCTGTAAACTACGTCACGTACCTCTGGTCTGAAGTATCTGGGTTCTCTCGCTTCGGAAGCTACGTCGGCAACGCCAGCACGGACGGTCCTTTTGTGTGGTGCGGCTTCTCGCCCAAGTGGATCGTCATCAAGGCGCGCAGCATCGCCACTTCGTGGATGATCTTCAATCCAACAGGGACCAGCCCAAACGAGGCGATCTTGCGCGTGTTGACTGACACCGCTGGAGCAGAAACATCCAACACCTACGGCATCGATTACCTGTCGAACGGCTTCAAGGTCCGCGCTCCGAGCGGGTACAGTATCAACAACTCGGGCGAGACCTACACGTTCGCCGCGTTTGCCGAGGCTCCATTCAAGTATGCTAGAGCTAGATAAATGAGCGATCCAATTTCAGGAATAGCTAGTTCATTTGCTGTAGGCAAAGCACTTACAGCCATTGCTGGATTTTTTGGAGGACTTAGTGTAAGTTTCTTTTGGCAACCTAAAAAACTGCATCAATATGGCAGACTAGCTGCTGGAGCCATCATTGGAGGTATTGCTGTAGGAGCTTCATTTACATTAGGGGGTTTCATTGCCTCGTACATGGGAATGGACATAAACCAAGCAGATTCAGCACTAGCTATTGGATATGTAGTTGGCGTCATGTCAGTATTTGTCCTTTCAATATTGGTAAATTTTTTTGAGAAAAAGGAAGACAAAGATATACTTGAAGTTGCGTCCGATATGCAGAAATCAATTAGAGGTGTTAGATCCAATGTAAGGAATAAACCAAAGAGGGTTAAGAAATGATAACTCTAGAATACGTAGGATTTGCCATACTTACGGCAGTTGATCTAGCGGCTGCTACGATTATCTTCTTAGGTGCCCTAAAGGAAAGGATGCGTTTATATCCTTCGTGGCACAAGGCAGGATTGATCTTGGCTTCTGTAGGTCTTGTAGCTCAAGCCTTTCGCAATGTACAGTATCTAGTAACTGGTACAAGCTTGCCTGACGCTGATATGCCTCTTTGGGTGCTTAAAGATTTAGGTATTTCTCTAATAGCTTTTGGCTATGTATACTTGTGTGTTAAGGGAAAGTATCCTTCAAGTCACATGAATGAAGTTGTTCAATCAACGGTAAAGACTAAACCAATCGTACGTAATTCAAGAAGGAAGAAGTAAATGTGGCTCTATAATGGAAGACGTATTACTGAGGGTGTTGCTTGGTCTGATGATTATGGCATTCAGCATCCAGCTAACTGGGGTCTATGGTCCGAAGCTGAAAAGGTTGAAAAGGGTCTAGTCCATGTTGTCCAGCAGCAGAGACCAGATGAGCGATTCTACTACATTGCTGATAATGCTGATGGCACCTTTACAGCGATTCCAAAGGATCTCCAAAACCTAGTATCCTCCTACATCTTTGCTTGCAAGGTTTTTTGCAATACAATCCTGAAGGATTCTGATTGGCAAGTGATTGCTTTTCTAGAACGTGGTCGTCCAATTCCAGCAAAGGTATCAGAGTATCGTCGCGCTGTAGTAAAGGCATGTAACGATCTTGAGGCAATGTACAAGGCATGTACAACAATTGAAGAATTTGTTGTCGTTGTAAATAAGTTCAATTCAATGTGGCCTTCAACTGATATAGAAGAAGATATTGCTGTAACGGAATAACGATAAATGCCAAGTTCTCAAGCAAAGCTTGCAGCCCTGAAGTTTGTAGCTGGGTTCCATCGGGAGTCTACCAAGTATGCCGAAGAGGGCAAGTGGTACGATGGAGACAGAGTACGCTTCAGGGAAGGAAAGCCAGAAAACCTGAGAGGATACGAAAAGCTTATCAACGCACAGATCGTTGGTACGCCTCGTGATCTAATTACTTGGGCAAACAATGATACCCAAAGGCTTTTGGCTTCTGGTACGGAGCAGCGTCTGTACATTGTGTACGGCGACACTCAGTATGATGTAACTCCAATTGCGTCTGTTGTAAGCATTGCCGCTGGAGTAAATGGAAACTTCAACACAAGCATTGGCTCTCCGCTAATTGAAGTAAGTCTGACAAACCACAATACTTCTGTGGGTGATTGGATCTTCTTTACTAGCACCTCAATCAATGGTTTTGGTGGGGCTACAAACTTTGCTGCTTCGTCCTTTGGTGGTCCTGTCTACGCAGTTGCTAGTGTAAGTGGTGTAAACCACTTCTACATTAGCGTAGCTAGCGTTGCTGCCAGCACGGAAACCAACATGGGTGTTGGTACTGCAAACTTCTACATCAACACACAGCAGACTACAAACATTCAAGGTCTTGGTTACGGGGCTGGTCCGTACAATGCTGGAGTCTCTACTACTGGCGCACGTGCTTGGAATCGTCCAGCTAACTCCTCAAACATCACTTTCATGGCTAATCAGTGGTCGCTTGACAACTGGGGTGAAGATCTACTAGCTGTCCGTAGAGGTGGCCCACTGTATTACTGGAATGCTGATGCTAGTTCCGTACCAGCTCGGGCAGTAATCGTAACTGCTGCCCCAGCCAAGATCAACTCAATTGTAGCTTCTCCAAACGATAGACACGTTCTAGCTCTCGGTACGTATGAGTATGGCACAAGCGTATTCAATCCACTGCTTGTCAGGTGGTGTGATCAAGAAGACTTCTTCAATTGGACTCCTTCTGTCTCGTCTACTTCTGGTGAAATCAACCTACTGGATGGGACAATGATTATTGGTGGTGTTCGTTCCCGAAACGTAATCCATGTATGGACAGACAAGGCTCTGTATGGTTTTCAGTATGTCGGTCCTCCATATATCTTCAACATGCAGCAGTTGGGTACAAACTGCGGTCTAATTGGTCCTCACGCAGCTATTACAGTGGATGGTGTAACCTACTGGATGGGTGATAACAACTTCTACAGGTTCAGTGGTAGGGTTGAAAAGCTTAACTGCACTGTTCGTAGATATCTCTACGACAGCTTCAACATGAATCAGAAAGACAAGGTATACGCTGGATACAACTCAGAGTTTAACGAGATCATTTGGTTGTATCCTTCTTCTAACGCACTTGAACCTAACAGATATGTAATCTACAATACCCTTGAAGACCACTGGGTATACGGCACTTCGTTCTACACTACGTTCCAAGACATGGACGTATTTAATAATACGATTGCTACCGGCAAGACTGGAAACGACAATCCAATGTACTACTGGAATAACGAGCCTGTATCTGTATTCAATGGAGATAACCAGCCTCTTACATCCTATCTGGAGTCAGCAGACTTTGACATTGAAGATGGCAACAAGTTGATGTTCATGGACAAGATCATTCCAGACTACGATATCGAGAATGGTGCCTTGAAGTTTTCCATCAAGACAAAGCTCTATCCTAATAGCGACTACGTCGAAAAGGGTCCATATACTATTGGATCAAACACCAAGAAGATTGATATTCGTTCCAGAGGTAGGCAAGCTGCAATTAGAGTTAGCACAAGCGATGATGATGTTTCGTGGAGATGGGGCAGCATTCGGCTAGCCATTCAGCCAGACGGAGATAGATAATGTCTGTCTTTCTCTATCCACAGCTACCAAACTACATTGATGTCCGAAGTGTAGAGCCTCAAAGGCTGTACCACGATTTTGTAGGCTATACCAACGAACTCAAGTTCCTTCTAGAGCAAAGGGACTTTGCAGAGCAACTTCGTCCAGCTACCAAGTTCTATCCACAAACTACGGTAACAGATATTCCAGCACCTAACGAAGGGGATATTGCGTATTCAACAAGCAGTGGAAAGTTCTGGGGATATGTAGATTCGGTGCGATGGGAGCCATTTAATTCCGGAATTGGTGGCTCTAGGGGTTACTATGGTTCATTCTACACAGATAGCACAATGTCTGTTGTAAGTGCCAATCAACCTGTAACAGTAAGCCTATCGTACACAAATGGAAGTTTTGGTGTAACTCTACAGAACGGAACTCAAGTAAAGGTTCTAAACTCTGGAGTATACAATATCCAGTTTTCAGCTCAGTTCGTGAATAATCAAACTCAGTTGATTGATGCAAAGACTTGGTTTAAGCGTAATGGTACGAATATTGAATATACTGGAGGTTACGCAGCTATTCCAAATCGTCATGGTGGTGGTGATGGAAAGTTAATCGTATCCTACAATATAATGGTTTCATTAGCTGCAAACGACTATATTGAGGCTTACTTTACAGCAGCTTCAGTGGGTATTTTTATTGCAGACATTTGTGCTACGAGTATTGTCCCAAATAGCCCAGCTTACATTCTTACAATCCAGCAAGTGTAACGTGTTAACTGAATAACCATATAGGACGGATATGTACGATTTTTCAAAAGTATTTGACATGATTCAGAACAGCACTCTGGTCCAGAATGTAAACAGAGGACTAGTTGTTCAGGAGAACTACTTTGGAGCCAAGGCTGTGTCCGGTATGGCATACAATACTGGTCCATTGTATAATAAGCAGAACCAGCAAGGGGACACAAACCCAAGTACTTTCCAAGCTAACATGACCAAGCCTCAATCAAACGTGTTCAATACAAGGAGCTAAGACTATGGCAATGATGGTGGATAGGAATGCTCCGTATAGCGGTCTCTCAAGTCTTATGGCTCTCAAGGGTCGTATGGGCGATACGGAGCTTGTACACATGTCCAAGCCAGAGATCAAGTCTCTTGAGTCAATGGGACAGATGACACGAAACCCATCTACTGGTCTTCCGGAAGCCTTCAAGCTTCGTGATGCTATTCCAGCAGCAGCCGGTATTGGAGCTTCTCTTCTAGCGCCCGGCGTAGGTACAGCACTATTTGGAATGAGTCCAATCTGGTCAACTGCCCTAGCTGCTGGTGCTGGTACTGGCTTGGGATCTCTAGCAGTAGGTAAGAGGGCAGATGAGTCCCTGTTCAATGCTGCTCTAGCTTTTGGCATTGGTGGTGTAGTTGGTAATCTGACAGCAGGGGCGGATCCAACTCAAGGTGGCAAGCTTCTAAAGGAAGTCACTCCACAAATGTCAGAAGCAGCGGCTATTGAAAGCGTTGCTGGAACTGGTCCAGCTAGAAATGTAGGAGACTATATTGCTCAAGCAGACATGACTCGTCCAGCGGCCTCTCAGTTTGGCCAGATGTTTGGGGGAGCTACTGAACCCATGAAAGTAGCCGCCGGTCAGTCTCTGTCTCCAGAACAGGTTGCACAGCTTACTGGCGGTAGGATGGGTGCTGTGCCACAGTTTGGTACAATGGAGTCAATCGGTCCAGCCCTATCAAGGCCAATGACGTATGCTCCACTAGCTGGTGCGGCACTTACCTATGCTGGCAAGGAAGAGATGCCTCCTATGGAGGATATGGGTCCAATCCAGCAAAAGAGGTTTACAATCAGTGGTGGTGAGCCTCTCAACCCTCCAGCTACCGGAGCTTCAGCACTTGACATTGCATTGGGTAGAGCGCCATCTCGTAGATACGTCTCTCCGTATACAACTGTACAGACACTTCAGGAAGGTGGTCAGCCATCTGCATCTGGAAAGTTTTCTGGGTATATGGACGATGAAGATACTTCCATTACAGAAGATCAGAGAGAAAGGCTTATCAATCTTGAGGAAGCACTTTACAGGTCTCTGCGTAACTATGGTCTAGAAGATCAAGAGTCAAGAGAAGAGGCACGTAAACGTATTTTCAGGAAGATGACTCCAACATATCTTCCAAATGAGCCAAGACCATCTGAAGAAGAGATGGACGCCCAGATCAAGCGTCTGGAGGAGGCACTTGGCCGAGTACCAGCAGCAGCCAAGGGCGGCCACATGAAGGACGTAACAGAGGACAAGAAGTACTTTGAGGGTCGTGTTACCGGCAATGGGGACGGAATGTCCGATGAGGTTCAATTTGATGTAGAAGGTGGTAACCCAGACATTGCAATGCTGAGCAGGGATGAGTATGTTCTTCCAGCAGATGTGGTTGCCATGATCGGCAATGGATCTTCAAATGCTGGAGCAGACAAGCTTGATGCTTTTGTTAAGGGTCTACGAAAGAAGTCCTTTGGCACTCCCAAGCAACAGAGAGAACTAAAGGATGGCGGTCTGTCTGGACTAAAAATTAAGAAGCTTGAGGATGGCGGTGAAGTTGGTAACGATGTTGGCTACAGCTCTCCTTCTGAAAATGATGCTCCTAGTGACTATTCTGGTAGTAACTATTCTTCTGGATTTTCATTAGGTGATCCTGTAGGTCCACAGGTTGAAGCAATTTCACAAGGTATGGGACTAGATGCTGCCCAACAGTCTGCTTATTCTGTGGAGAATGCTCCTCAATCCTTTGGATCAATGATGTCAAAAGAAATGGATCCAGCTAGAAGTGGCCCAGCATTAGTAGGCATGGTTGGTGGCGCGCCACTTGGTGGTATTGCTAGGGCTATGGAGGCAATCAACAACACATATTATGATGGCAAAGCCAGAGCATTCAGTGCACAGGATGAAGCCAACATGGCGTCTAGATCAGATGCTGGTCTCCAGTTTATCAACCAACGGTAATGCATGCGTCTTATAAGAATTGGTCAAGACTTGATAGATCCTGTTTGGCAGTATGTCAAGGATCTGTTGGAAAAACCAGTAAAGCTTAACCAAGGTGAATTTGATCTAGAAGATGTAAAGCAAAGCCTTATGGCTGGAGATATGGATCTTTGGATTGCAGCCACTACAAGTGAAAAGGTGTTGATGGCTGCTACTACTCAAGTAGTGGTGTTTCCAAAGGAAAAGAGACTCCGTATAGTTCTTGTCGGAGCCAAGGACAATAGACTTGATGAGTGGCTTGATACTTGTCTTGAAGACGGTTCTGAACTACTGAACTGGTGCAAGAAAAAAGATATCAAGAGGATCGAGTCTTGTGGTAGAGATGGGTGGACAAATGTCCTATCCAAACATGGGTTCAAGAAATACTACACGGTTCTGACAAGGGATGTATCGTAAAATGCAAAACATTAAAAAGACAGTAGATGCCCTTTCCATTGATGAGAAGGTGGATCTCTTTAACTACCTTTACGCCAGCATTGCTGGTCGAGGTATCAATGGCGATACTGAACTGGCTCATGTAAACAAGGAAGAGGCTGCCCTTCTGAAGTCAGTTGGTGGTTCGGGTACTGTCAACCCACATACTGGACTAAGGCAGTAC